TCAATATGGATCTATATCAGGAAAAATACTAGATGCATCTGATGGCACAGAAGACGGTGCGATAGAATTTAATGTCAAAAAAGCGGGATCAAATGTAATTGCGGTAAGATTAAACAGTGATGAATTAAAGTTATTAAACAGCACAACACTAGATGTAGATGGTGCAGGTACTTTTGCCGGTGCCGTTACAGCAACTAGCATAACTGCAAACGATTTTACTTCTAACGGTTCAAACGCAGACATCACAATAGCACCTGCAGGTACAGGAAACATCAACTTGACAGCGGGAGCAGATGTAATAATTCCTGTCAACATAGGTTTACAATTTACTGATGCAAATGAAAAGATTGAATCAGATGGATCAAAACTTGTCATCACATCAGGTGGCACAGCATTCAATCTTCCAACTTCAGACGGAACAAACGGACAAGCACTTGTAACAGATGGAGCAGGAACACTATCCTTTGGCACAGTGTCAACAACCGTATCAGATGATACTCTGGCCACAGTAAGAAATAACAAGTCACTAGGATCGGCGGCAAGAACAATAGACAGCATTAATGCAACATTCATAGACAGTGCTTTTTACTTCCTTGTGCATAACGACATTGTCAATGAAGTGATCAGTGCAGAACTGTTCGCAGTTACTAACAATGATTCTGCATCTTTCCTAGGGAATAGAAGAGGGATTGAATCCGGAGGTGGAAGCAACGTTCCAACCCTATCTACAGACGTTTCAAATGGACAGTTCAGGGTAAGAGCAGTAGGAAGTTCAAGCGAATGCAAGGCAAGTTTCTACAAGGTGGCTATGTCTTCAAGCACAACTGATGCCACAAGAGGCAACACAGTGACATCTAGCAACACCGATGTTGACTCTGCTTCAGAATCAATTGATACATTTGCTCATGCTACATTCAGAGGGGCAAAATATTTTATCAGTGTTGACAACGACAGCAAAACAGAGATGGATGTGGTCGAGGCACTTGTTGTACACGATGGCTCTGATGCATACATCAAGTCATATGGTCATACATCTTCCGGATCCAACCCATTAATCACACTGACTGCGGCAATATCTGGAGACAACGTTGTTGTGAGTGCGGCAGGAAATGAACCCAACCTAAACGTAACAATGCACAAAATACTTTTGAAAGATAACATGACTGCAGAAAGCAACGCAAACCAAAAAGCGTTTGCATCTGTCACTGTAAGTTCAACTGCAACAGCGATTGATCTAATGGATCTTGACGATGCCAACGGTGCTGTCTACTTCATCGTGGGTGCCAATTCAAGTGAAGGTGCATTCAGTATTCAGGAAGTATACACTGCGGCAACACCAGGTGTACCGGCGGTGGCAAACGGACCTTTTGTGTCCAGTAAAACATCTTCACAACTTGAATTTACGGCAGAGTTTGACACAGCAACAGAGAACAGTCTTGAACTTTTCTGTTCAAGCACATCGGGTGGTAGCACAACAGTGTCTGGCTATAGGATATCTGCACTAGCCGGCTAAATACAGCAATAATAACAACAATCATGCGGGAGATATGGAACCATGACAACAAGAAACTTTAGAGTCAATAACGGTTTAGAAGTAGGTGATGTAACAATCAGTGCTTCAACTAATAAAATAACAGGTCTAAGTACATCAGCACCATCGGGAAACGGTGATGTTGTAACTAAGGCGTACTCAGACTCTGGTACGCAAACCATGACCAACAAGACACTTACTGCGCCAGTGCTTAATGCACCAGTAGTAACTGACTTATCAGTAAACGATATCGTTACAAACGGATCGAATGCGGACTTCACAATCGATACAGCAGGAACAGGAGACATCAACTTGACAGCAGGTGCTGATGTAAATGTACCAGCAGACATCGGAATTACATTTGGTAATGACGGTGAAAAAATTGAAGGTGACGGAACCGATTTAACAATCGCTTCAAGTGCCAAATTAAATTTGACAGCAACAACAGATGTAATTTTACCACCTAACGTTGGATTAATTTTTGACACGGCAGGTGCTGAAAAAATAGAATCTGATGGTACTGACTTATCAATCAGTGTAGGAGCAAACGGTGACATCAACGTTCCGGCAGACATCGGTGTTACTTTTGGTAATGACGGTGAGAAGATCGAAGGTGATGGTACAAACTTAACTATTACAGGAAACAATATCGATTTGACAGCAACAGAAGATGTAAGAATTCCAGCAAACGTTGGTATAACATTTGGAACTGGTGAAAAAATCGAAGGTGACAGTACAGACCTAACAGTAACATCAGGTGGTGCGATCAACCTTACAGCGACAACAGACATTGTGGTACCTACTAGCGTAGGTATAACATTTGGTACTGGTGAGAAGATTGAGGGTGACGATACAGACCTTACAATAACTTCAGGTGGTAAAATCAATCTTGCGGCAACATCGGATGTACACGTTGCACAAAACATCGGTATAGTTTTTGATGCAAACGGAAGTGAAAAGATTGAGTCAGATGACACAAACTTAACAATTAGCTCAGGTGCACAAATTATATTGGCGCCAACTACAGATGTTAAACTAGGGAATAACCTTGGAATGATATTTGGTGATGCAGGTGAGAAAATCGAAGGTGATGGTACAAACTTAACTATCGCATCTTCGGGCTTATGTACTATCACAGCAACAGGTCAGACAGTTATCACTAATGACTTGGTTGTAAGTGGAAACTTAACTGTTGACGGTACAAGAACAGTCATTAACACAACTACACTATCGGTTGAGGACAACTTTATTGAAGTGAACAGAACAGTATCTGCCGCTTCAGGAATGCCAACTTACTCCGGACTAGCAATTAACAGAGGTGTAACATCGACTGCAACAGAAGAAGATCTTTTCTGGGTATGGGATGAAGCCTTTGCAGATGACGGTACAACAATCCACGGTAACGCGGGTGGTGCCTTTACTGCCTTAAGAGCGGCAAGGGGTGCAGACAATGCCTCTGAAATTACAGCATCAGAGACTAATCTAGTTGATATAAGATGTAACGTAATCCACGCCTTAGCAACTTCGGCTCAGTACGCGGACGTTGCCGAGCGTTTCGAAGCAGACGCTCCTATGGCAACTGGTGCAGTAGTAATGGTAGGCGGTGAAGCAGAGATAACAGAAACAACATCAGAGTTATCTGATCAAGTTTTTGGTGTTATATCTGATCAACCAGCATACGCCATGAACGCAGGTGCAGGTGATCAAGATTCACATCCATACGTTGCAATGACAGGAAGAACTCCAGTTAGAGTGACAGGTGCAGTAACTAAAGGTCAAAGATTAGTTAGTTCATCAGTTAAAGGTTGTGCAAGAGCGGCCGCTACAGGCGAATCAATTTCACCATTCCACGTTATTGGTAGAGCATTAGAAAGTTCTAACGATGCAGGAATCAAATTGGTAAACTGTGCAGTGAGAACAAACAACTAATAAATATTCATACTTTTTAGTAGAACAAAAAAGGCGGCTTTCGGGTCGCCTTTTTTTTTGTGACTTATCAATAAATACACATATATGTTTAAAGTAGGAAAAAATATCACAATTAATGCGGACACCTTTCTTGAATTTAAAGGCGAAAACGACGCAGGCGAAGAGATTAGAATAGGTTCCATTAAAGGTAGCATCAAGGACAACAAGAAAGGTGCAGACCAGAGTGTAATTCAAATAATAGGCAGAAAAGATGGACAGCACAAACCTTTGTTGACCATTGCAAACAATGCCATCTACGCACATCGTGATGTTCCATTCGTGTGGCAGACAGAGGACGGAAAAAAGACTTTTGTGTCAGGCACATCAACTACAAAAAGAAACATAAACCTACCTGACGACAACGGAACGCTAATGATAAACAATTCCGGAAAAGTAATGGCAACAGACTTGCCAACAAGCGATCCTAGTAATGCAGGTCAGTTATGGAACGATAGCGGCACAGTCAAGATTAGTGCAGGTTAATTAAGTAATCAAATCAAGTATAGTTTGTAGTTTGCCTTTTATGGCTTTGTTATTCAATGTGTTTTTGAGACCCATGTGTAGATTTTTTGGCCAACATTCAAATGCAGTCCAGCAATATCCCGAATGTTCTTTGTTTAACTTTGGCAAAAATTCATTTTCGATTGCAATTAAGTAAGTGTGAAAGAAAAATTTTTCATCATTTGATGTAAACATTTCTAACGGAATAATTTTTTTAAATTTAGGCATGTCCCCAACTTCTTCCTTGACTTCTCGTTTTAAGCCTTCAAATGCGGACTCGGTATACTTTGTCCTTCCGCCTACCAATCCCCACATGCCTTTGGTTTTATCCGAGGTTCTCTGTAAAAATAGGAATCTTTTTGTTGATGTGCTATAGAACAACGCACCAGAACATATTATATTATTTTCCATAATAGATTATAACAGATTTATCTTAATTTATCAAGGAGTAGTAGCGTCTTGGCCAGATGCGTCATCGTTTGCAGTGTAACCACCATCGATAACAATGCTCCAATTACCTTGTGTGTACACACCTTCGTATGATTTAACCCATTCTGTGCCGTTGAATCTGTACTGAATACCTGTGTTTTGATTGGTGACGTAGTGCTGTGTTGAATCTGGATCTGAAGCATCAAATACTTTTCTCCACCTACTTTCACCACTGCTGTATTCAATGATGTCTCCAACACTCGCTATCAACTCGCCCCATGTAGAACTTTGAACAGTTGCGGTAGAATCACCTATTTCATCTATTATAAGATATCTGTCCCCATTAGCAGGCGTGCCGGGTGCAAACGTAAGCGGATTAATTATTTTTTTCACCGCTGTTAGTGTGTTTGCAGGAATTGTGTCACCATCAATGCTATACATTAAAATTGTGTCATCGAGAGTTGTGGTAGCAATAGTGCCCACTATCTCATTTCCGTTTGGTTGTGTCAGTCTGATCTGTGATGTGCCATTTGCAACAACGCCATATTGGTCTAGTAAAACTTTCCAGTTGACTGCAGGGCCAAATGTTTCGAAAGGATCTGCGAGACCCGGATCTTTCGCACCTGTGTAAAAACCATCTCCACCCGATTTCACATTTACACCTGTGGTTCCTAATAGCCTTAACTGACTTCCCGTTACTAACAATCCAAAATTGTTCGGCGTAATAAAACTTCTTGATAGCAGAGATCCATCTATTAGACCTTTTGCTATTCCGCCGTCGTCATCATAAACGCTCATGATTATTTTTTGTACCACACCTAATTTTTTTACTTTCACAGGCGGTGATAACCATATTGGCATTGAAAATTGCATTGTTGCAACATCAATTTCTGTGTCTGCACCAACAGGAATTGTTCTTGAACTAAAGGTTATATTTGTAAGTTCAACGTAACTTAGACTAGTCCAGTCTATATAATTGTCCGACTTCTGTATTTCAAAATCAGGATTGAATAGATATAAAATTTGTTCAAGAATTTGTAATTTCTGATCAGTATTAGAACTCCATATATCTGCTGTAACTTCTAACCTAAAAGGCGAAGGCATAACTTTTTCTATTGTGTATCCCGCACCTAGTTGATTCGTATAATTTCCGTCGCTGTCAACACCACGCTCTTTCAAATGCTGTTTTTCAATATGATAAGGATTTTGCATTCTTTCTCTGTCATAATTTAATTCTCTGACATAGCAGGCAATCCTAGGAGTATATTGCAGTGCGTTTTCACTATTATTCCTTATAATATTAGCAACCTGTCTTGTAGGGTCTCCGTAAATCACAGGCACTGCTCTTAAATCAATTGTATCGTTTTTGCCTTTTCCTGTTTCAACAGAAAAATTACTTAAAATCCTAATGAATTGAGTGAGAAACTTCCTAATCTGTCCTTCGTAAAAGTGTAACATTTTTAATTGTCAGCCTTTGGTTTTAATGCATTTGTTAATGATTGTCTTTGTTCAACTGTTAAACCATTTATCGTATCTGTCGATGTGTTGTTAACAAATCCGGTTTTCTGTGTAGCTCTGGTATCATTGTTTGTCATGCTAATTCTTACTGAATCCTCTATTTTAATCCATCTATTACCGTCATATCTAAACAACCTGTTTGGTAAGAAATCAGTTCTTAAAAAATAATCACCCTTATCTATATTTGCATTAGGAAACGATATCCCAAATCCTGCTGGTGATCCATTTGGTGCAACACCATCTCCATCTAAATAAAATCCATAATGTGAACTTGCTGGTGTATCGATTGTTGCATTAACAGTTTTATCTGTGCTGACCCTTTGTTCTGCAGTGTTTACATTGTCTGTCCTTATGTTGCCTCGTTCATCTATTGGGGCAACGTAATATTGCTTGTAGTTAAAACCCGCCTTAGGTGCATCTGCTTCTGCCTGAGCAACTACTTGGTCATTGATTGTTTTTTCTCTGTTGAAAGTTGACATGTAACTCGCCAAAGATCCTTCTGTTGCGGCATCACCTAATATATCTCTGTACTCCTGCGAGTCAACTAATGATTTCATTTTTAATCTTAACAAGTGTGGCCACCATGTTTGAGAAAAACCTTCAGCCGCCCTGTTTACGTCTTCTACAACGTAATATCTTTTGAGTGCTATCGGTATAGTTTCGTCAAGCGAGAAGTCGTCTTTCATGTGAGGAAATTCAATTACATCTCCCGCCATTGGCTTTCTACCTATTCTTTCAACAATATCGTTAAGATGCACTGTTAGGAATAAGGTATCATTTTGCAAAAACATTCCAAATTGGGATAGATTAAAATCAGCATCTTGCACATTATAGATGCCTCGCACAATGTATATGTCATCTGCATATTTTCTATCTCTATTTTCTAAGAAAAGTAAATCTTGTATCGTCCTTTCGTTTAGACTGTCACCAGAATACTGAGGTTGTGTTGGAGAAGCGTCTCCGTCTTTTTGAGAACTGCCCTGATCATATGGACCCAGGTATTTGTGAAAGTGTAGGTCGGTTCCTCCTACTGTAAACATCTCCTTAATGTTACGATCGAAGAACTTATAGTCATTGCCCTTTTCAGGCTTGAAAATGGATAATCTTGGCATATCACACATATTTATTGCACAGGCAAAGGCTATAAATATGAGTATGTCAGAACTTCAAACAGGTCAACAAGAGATATTTGATTATGTAAAAAATAACCTCGGTGAGGGCATGATCGATGTTGAATTAGACCCGAAACACTATCAAACGGCACTGGAAAGAGCCATTAACAAATTTAGACAGAGATCATCAAATGCTGTTGAGGAATCATACGCTTTCCTAGAACTAAAAGAAAATCAAAACACTTATATTTTACCAGATGAGGTTATAAATGTAAGAAGTTTACATCGTAGAACTGTTGGTTCAAGAACAGGAGGCGGAGAAGGCGGAACATTATTTGAACCTTTCAACTTGGCCTACACAAACACTTACCTATTAAGAGCAGGTGCAACAGGTGGACTAGCAACTTATTACGCTTTTGCTTCGTACCAAGAATTAGTAGGAAAATTGTTTGGAAGTTTCATACAGTTCCATTATGATAATGCAACAAAAAAATTAACAATCACACAAAGACCAAGAGCTGACAACGAAACTGTTTTAATGCACACTGACAACTTTAGACCAGATATTACATTGTTCAAAGACATCTATTCTAAGCCTTGGATAAGAGACTATACCTTGGCGGTGTCAAAGGTAATGATAGGTGAAGCAAGAGGCAAATTTAATACCATTGCAGGTCCGCAAGGAGGCACAACACTTAACGGTGATGCACTTAAAAGCGAAGGCATGGCCGAGATGGAAAGACTTGAGGCTGAGATAGGTAATTACTCTGAAGGTGGCACACCTCACAGTTTTGTTATTGGTTAATTCACAATAAAATACTTTTAAATACGGGCGTCATGAAAGATACTCGATACAAAAAACTTTCAAATTGCACTCTAGATGAACTATCGGATATGGTAGATGATCTTGAAAATGTTGCCATACACGCTCTAAAAGAGAAAAAATTAGGAGTTAGGAAATTAGTACTAACACAGGTGCACGAAGTAAAAAAAGAGATTGCAAAACGCCTTAAAAAAATAGTATAATAATACTATGCTTATAGGTGTAGTAGGATTAATAGGTTCTGGTAAAGATACAGTCTCGGAGAGATTGGCGACAAAACATAATTTTAAAAAAGATTCATTTGCTAAAAGTTTAAAAGATGCCGTTAGTGCCATGTTTAATTGGGACAGGGAAATGCTTGAAGGACGTGGCGAGTCAAGCAGGCATTGGCGAGAACAGCCGGACAAATTCTGGAGCGAAAAGTTTGGAAAACCAATAACACCAAGATGGGTACTACAACATTTTGGCACAGAAGTTATGCGTGGACAAATGCTGGATACAATCTGGGTTGACAGTTGTCTTGCACGTTACAAAGGCGAGCCTACAGTAATATCAGATACCCGTTTTGAGAATGAAATTAAAACTATAAGACAAGCAGGTGGCAAAATAATACTTGTAAAAAGAGGACAAGATCCAGACTGGTTTACAAGTTATGTTGAAGGCAATATCGTTCCCACCGGTATACATAGTTCTGAATATGCATGGGCAAAATCAGAGTTTGATCACGTGATACAGAACGATGGCACAAAGGATGAGCTATACGAAAAAGTTGATGATCTAATCATCAGCGACAAGATCTCCAATACGCCAACCGAGACGTCTGACCCCTTGAAGCCGTTGGCAATTGGCGCAAACAGTTTTTAAATTAGTAGCCGCAGTATTTCTCATATTTCCGTCAACAAAAAATACATCAAGTTGTGACTGCTGTTGTGCTCTAAAGCCACACAACTCGCATTTTGTACGTTTCTTGTACCCAGATCTTTGCAGTGGAGTAATGCCACCAATTTTCTTTCCGGCTTTCTTACGATTACAGGTATCACACAGGCTCCGCCAATATATTTTAGTGCCCCGCCTATATGCATAGGCCCGTGGCTTGGCTTTGCACTTCTTACACAATGGCCTGTCCTTGTACTGCATATCGTTATTTACGTTGCCTATATAGGCACCTAAAAATAGCAAGTTATATCGTAAAAACCATATGATCTAATAAATAACTCTAGTATACGGACAACTTGCAAGGAGAACACGTAAAATGGCAACATTGACATCACCAGGAGTAGAGGTTTCAGTAATAAACGAAAGTTTTTACGTACCATCAGATGCGGGTACAACACCTCTTTTTATAGTAGCATCAGCACAGGATAAAACAAACGGAGCAGGCGACGGAACAGCGTCAGGAACAACAACTGCAAACGCAAATACTGCCTTTTTGATTTCATCTCAAAGAGAATTAACAGAGACTTTCGGAGATCCGAAATTCTACACAGACGCTTCAGGCAATTCATTAAACGGTTATGAATTGAACGAATATGGTTTACAAGCGGCATACTCATTTTTGGGTGTAGCCAACAGAGCTTTTGTATTAAGAGCAAATGTTAACACGTCTGAATTAGTTGGAAGTGCAAATCCTCCAACAGCTCGTCCAACAGATGGCACATACTGGTTTGACCTTGCATCAAGCGTGTATGGATTATTTGAGTGGTCAAAAACAAACCAAAAATTCACAGCAATCACTCCAACGTTGATCACTTCAGTTTCTGACCTGGTAGGAAACAGTTCAACAGGTGCTCCAAAACAAAACATTGGATCAATCGGAGACTACGCAATTAACACAACACACGTTACTAACAAGATCTACAAGAAAAATGCAAGTAACGAATGGAACCATGTTGGATCAAGTGCATGGCATGCCGCTTTACCAATCATCACAGTTGCTAGTGGCACAACAGTCACAAACAGTGCAACTATGCAGATGAACGGCGTACAGATACAAACTGGCGGTACTGCATTATCAAATGTTGCAACAGCAATTGGTTCTAATGTTACTAACGTAACAGCAAGTGTAAACAGCACAACAGGAAATCTAGAAATATTCCATAACGGTCAAGCAATAGGTGACTCAACTGCAGGAACTAACACAATTAGATTTGAAGAAGGATCTGGATTGATGGGAGAATTAGGAATCACAGCAGGTACTTTCAAAGGTCCTAAATTCCTACAAGCGGCACACACTTCAAGACCAACTTGGAAAACAGCAGACGAAGACAGACCTAACGGATCAGTTTGGTTCAAAACAACTTCTGCTAATTCAGGTGCAAACATTATATCAAAACTATACAATGCATCAAGTGGTGCATTCGCAACTGTAAGTTCACCATTACATGCAAACAACCATACAGCGATTTTCAAACTTGATGCCGCGGGTGGTGGAGCAAATTTATCAGTAGGTGACTTATACGTGCAGTTCAACACAACTGAAGAGTTCATGACATCAGCAAGTACTACTGACACAACTAACAATGTTGGTGACTTCCAGATATTCAGATACGAAGGTGGCACAACTGTAATTGAATCAAATACTACTTTCCCGAGCTTCACAGCAGGTGAGACATTCTCAGTACAAGAGTCAATCAAAAACCAAGAGGCATTAAACGCGGCTAAGACTGTGACAATGATCTCAGGTGATGGAAGTACACTGGGTGATGCAGAAGACTTTGTTACTGCATTCTCAACAGCAGGATTTACAAACCTGGAAGCAGAAGTAATCGGTTCAGGTACTAAAAAAGGTGCAATCAGAATCACACACAAACTTGGTGGTGAGTTCAGAATGTTTGACACTTTAGGTACACCATTAGCAGATGCAGGATTTAGTGCAACAACGGCACACAGTTATGGCACATACACGGCAAACAGTGCAACGTTGATTGACAACTTGTATGACCTACCAACTGGTGAATCACTTGACTCAACAGCAAACACAGGTATATTAGCAAGTAACTTCAAAAGATTAAGTTACACAGCAAGTACAAGTGAACCAACTAACGAACCAGCAGATGGCACGTTATGGTACAGCACAACATTAGATGCTGACATCATGGCGCACAATGGTACAACTTTTGTTGGATATGTAACAGCATACTCAAGCACAGATCCAAATGGTCCACAGTTTAGTGCAACAGCACCAACTTCACAATCAGATGGCACTGTACTTGTAAACAACGACTTATGGATTGACACAAGTGATCTTGAAAACTATCCAAAACTTTACAGATATAACACAGCGGCGACTTTAAGTTCAACTAACACAGCGAACCAAGTTGCAGTAACTACGTCTGGTGCGGCTTGGGAACTAGTTGACAAAACTGACCAAACAACAGAAGACGGTGTTCTTTTTGCAGATGCAAGATGGCAAACGACAGCAGAGAAGAACGCAAACGACAGCACACAGGCTGGAAGCCCAAGTTCAATTAAAGACTTGTTGAGCGATGGATTCTTAGATCCAGATGCTCCAGATCCGGCTTTATTCCCACAAGGTATATTGTTGTACAACACAAGACGTTCTGGTTACAATGTTAAAGAATACAAAAACAGTTACATTACAACTACGAAATATCCAGGATCTGGTTCAACTGGCCTAGGTAACATTAGAGCAAGTAACGAATCAGTTGCAGGATACTTCCCAGACAGATGGGTAACAAAATCAAGCAACAATGCTGACGGTTCTGGTACATTCGGAAGAAAATCACAGAGAAAAGTAGTTGTTGAGCAACTAAAATCAGAGATCGACACTAACCAAGCGATAAGAGAAGACCAAAGAGGCTTCAACGTAATCGCAACGCCTGGTTATCCGGAACTGATTGCAAACATGATTAACCTAAACACAGACAGAAACAACACTGCCTTTATAGTTGGTGACACTCCATTAAGATTAGAGGGAACATCAACAAACCTACAAAACTGGGCAAACAACACTGCAGGTGCATCGGACAACGGAGAAGATGGATTAGTAAGTGCAAGTGACCACTTGGGAGTGTTTTATCCTTCTGGACAGACGACAGACAACGCAGGAAAAAGTATTGTAGTTCCACCATCACACATGATGATCAGAGTGTTGGCAAACAACGATAGTATTGCTTTCCCATGGTTTGCACCGGCTGGTACAAGAAGAGGTGTAGTTGACAATGCAACAGCAGTTGGTTACATAGATTCAGAAGGTGAGTTTGAATCAATATCTGTTACGGAGTCAGTGAGAGATTCAATGCATGAAGTTAAAATAAATCCAATTACATTCTTTGCAGGAGCAGGTATTGTAAACTTTGGAAACTTAACTAAAACAACATCTAGTTCAGCACTTGACAGAATAAATGTTTCAAGATTAGCAGTGTTCTTAAGAACACAGTTAGACGCAGTTGCGAAACCATTTATTTTCGAACCAAATGATGAATTAACAAGAAACGAGATCAAAGGTGCGATCGAATCATTCTTGTTAGAACTAGTTGGTCAGAGAGCATTGTTCGACTTCTTGGTAGTTTGTGATGAGACAAACAACACAGCAACAAGAATAGATAGAAATGAACTGTACGTAGATATAGCGATTGAACCAGTGAAATCGGTTGAATTTATTTACATACCGTTAAGAATCAAAAACACAGGAGAAATTGCAAAGTTAGGGAACTAATTTTGAATAAATAGGAGAAACAGATGGCAATATCAACTTTATCAAAATTTACAGTACCTTTAGCAAACGATCAAAGTTCAGCATCACAAGGTTTATTGATGCCAAAACTACAATATCGTTTTAGAGCGGTACTTGAAAATTTTGGAGTATCAACACCAAGATCAGAATTAACAAAACAAGTGATGGACATAACAAGACCTAACTTGACTTTTGACCAAGTAACACTAGATGTTTACAACTCAAAAGTTTATGTTGCAGGTAAACACACTTGGGATCCAATTACAATTACTTTAAGAGATGACGTTAACAACTCAGTAAGTAAATTAGTTGGTGAGCAGATACAGAAACAGTTTGACTTCTTTGAACAATCAAGTGCGGCATCTGGTATTGACTACAAATTCACAACTAGAATCGAAATGCTTGATGGTGGAAATGGAGCAAGTGCACCAAATGTACTAGAAACATTTGAATTATATGGTGCGTACATTGAAAACGTAAACTACAACACACTTGCATACAACACATCAGAGCCTGCTACAATAACATTGTCAGTAAGATACGACAACGCTGTACAAACACCACAAGGTACAGGTATTGGAACAGCAGTTGCAAGAACTATTGGTACTTTAAGTACTGGTGGTGGACAGTAATACAAAATTAAGTTAGCAATTATAAAGTAAAAAAAGCGTCTTTATAGGCGCTTTTTTTGTGACTATAAATAACACTATGCCAAGCATAAACAACTTCTTAAAAGGTGTACAGAACGGTCAGCCAGGAATGAAAGACTTCCGACATGCCTCAAGGCTTTACATAGATGACCATCACAAATTAGCACCAAAGCATAAGTTTTTATATCACGTGGTGTTTGACCTAGATGATTCTGTAAGTTTTAATTCATTCACAGAAGCAGAAAGACGAGAACTAAACATGCTTGTCAAAGCAGTTGACCTGCCAAGATATGACATGAACATTGAAGAAAAAGTGCAGTACAATAAAAAAATGTATCTAGCAACAAGGATTGTTTATGATCCGATCACTATAACTTTCCATGATGATCATGCAGACACTGTTAACGCATTTTGGAAAAAATATTACGAATACAATATTGCCGATCCTGTACAACTGGGAGAAGCGGTACAGAATATAACAAAAGATGATTACTACAACACTGACAGAACATACACAAAATGGGGACTAGACACACCTAAGCAACGTAAAAAACCTTTCATTAGAAACATCACAATATTTGTGTTGCACAATCAAAGATTCACATCTTTTAGTTTAGTCAATCCTGTGATAGGTTCTTTTAGTCATGACAACTTAGACCAAGCAGACGGCGCCGGCGTTTTACAAAATCAAATGCAAATACTTTACGAAACAGTAAGATACAATTCAGGAGTTATAAGACCACAAGGATTTAATAGAGGTGAGGGAGTTCCAGGATTTGCAACAATTCATTACGACAACGAACCTTCGCCATTGACAGTGTTGGGTGGTGGCACAAATAGTATATTTGGTCCAGGTGGGGTAGTTGACGGCATAGGCTCTGTGATTAGAAATGTTCAGTCAGGAAATATATTAGGGGCAATTTTAAGTGCATCAAACACATACAACAATGCAAAAAAAATTAAAAAATCAGATGCAAAAGAAGAATTAAAAGGCATAGCAAAAGAAGGTGTGCTAGAAGTTGGAAAACAGGCAGGCAATATCACTAATCCTGTGGCGGCATTCGCAGTTGGTTCAGTATTGGCTGTTGGAACAATCGCTTCTGCAAAAGGCACAACTGACAATAAGCAACCACAAGACAATACCGTAATAAACAACAGCGTACAGGACACAGTGAATTTTTTAAGTGCCAACGAAGCATACAACTTGATTACAACAGACACAAATGTGCGTGAGGAAATAGCGGCAGGAATATATTATAAAGATATCGGAAGTAGAAAAGGACTGACAGTTGCAGAATCCGATGTAGAGTATACTGCAAGTTCGGACAATGTCAAGACAGTGTATACAAATAAAGTGTCCACTGATATAAGAAAATTAGTGACAGAAGGTTACATTCAGATTGAAAGAGGTTCACTAGATGTTTCAATTGCAACAGAGAAAGCGGAACTGTAATGGCTGAATTTTATACAAACTTGCCACCTAAAGATAAAGATGTGTTAAACAAAACTATTGAAAAACTGACCACGACACAGTATCAGACAGACTACCAATTCAATGCAAATGATTATGACGCCGCTGTTGGGTTTTTTGTTAAGCGTGGCTTCAAACGATCGTCGGCTGAATCAACTGCTTATGTCATACTAGCACAGGCAAAAATTGATCAGGTAAATCCACAGGAAGTAATAGACAAATTAGGCCATGCTTCCGAAATACAGTTGTCCGAGCTAATAACAATAATTCTCAACGCTAATAGATACAAGTCAAGTAGATTAGGTGTTAGACAAACTTTAACTACAAAAGAAACTGTGTCTAGAAATATTCTAGACTAATGATTCCAAGATTTGCAAGAGGGAAATTTTATCCCAAAAATAAAGAAAAGTATGTTGGACTTAAAACCCCAACTTACAGATCAAGTTGGGAACATGCATTCATGAGGTTATGCGATGAACATCCAAACGTTTACAAATGGGCAAGTGAAAGCATAAAAATTCCTTACAGGCATCCTTTCACTGGCAAGTATACAGTTTATGTTCCAGATTTTTTTGTAGTTTATAACGACAAAAATAGTAAAAAACATGCCGAAATGATTGAAGTAAAACCAATGTCGCAAACCACAATGGAGATGGCTGGTAAAAGTATGGCAAAAAAGAAACAGGTAGCAATAAACATGGCCAAATGGGAGGCCGCCAATGCTTATGCTCGACAAAATAAATTAAGATTTAGAGTGGTATCAGAAGAACAATTATTCCATAACGGTAAACGTAAGTAAATAAGACGATGACAAAAAAATTAGAAGATATTCTTAATTTACCAAATGTAAAAGAACAGTTCAAAGAGGTAGATAAAAAAGAAAAAGATAAAAAATTAAAGGATACTGCCAACGGTGCATCATCAAAAAATTTAGATCCACAAACTAAGAAAAATTTAGAAAAAAGTTATGCAGAATTTGATAAGATAGCGGCGGCGTTGCCGCAGGTTAAAGGACTGGGTGAACTGTCTGATCTGGAACTTGATAAACTTGCCATAGAGGCAGAAGAAAGTTATAAGAATTTAATGGATCTCGGAATGAACGTTGACTCAAGATACTCAGGACGTATATTCGAGGTAGCGGGAAATTTCCTTAGAAATGCCATAGATGCCAAAGCAGGCAAAATTGATAAGAAGCTCAAAATGGTTGAATTACAACTTAAAAAGCAGAAGATTGATCAAGGCAATAAGGACGGTCCTGCGATAGAAGAAAGTGATGGATTCGTGATATCAGACCGTAACGAATTAATGAAGAAACTACTGAAAAAAGACTAAATATTGCATATGAGCACATTTACAGAGTATCTTACAGAAGCGGCCAAGTCATATGATTACAAAATCAAGGTAGCAGGCCCACTTGCAGATGATTTCAAGAACAGAATGGAAACTGCATTACAAAAATTTGAACTTGCAAAAATGTCAGCAGGTAAAAAGACACCAATACAAAGTGTGCCTCTAGATTTTCCAGCGTTAAGCAACGAAGAAGTTACAATATTTGACGTAACTACTAACTATCCATGTTCAGTACAAGCATTAAAAGAATATCTAGCAGACTACATGAATGTAAATGCGGCCATGATCGTTGTTAGAAGACCAGGTGAGCCAACTGAGGAATATCAGGACACAATGGCGAATGCAGGCAAATCAGAATATGTTAACAAACTTATGGATATCGAAATGAAAGATGCTCCAAAAGTAAACAAAGATGAACACACAGGCGACAAGTACAACATGAGTCTGTTAAAAGAATTGTTAAAAGACAAATCTCCAGTATTACATGCCGCTGAAGATCCAGCAAACAAAGACGAAAAAAAATTACAAGACAGAGAGGACAAAAGCGAACCAAGTCCTTTTACAAAACCAACAAACCCACACCCAGACCCAAAAAGGAAATAAGTTATGGAAATGATAGACGTATTACAGAAACTAAAAGAGATCGCTGAAACTAAACCTGAATTGGTAAAAGACGCTGTGGAGAGTGTTGAAAAAACAAATCCAAAAGAAGTCACTGAAGGTGGCATGAAAGATTACCTACACAGTGAAGCAGAAAAATTGTCTAGAGAAGAGTTTTTAAAGAAGCATGGTGAAAGTTTAAGAGGTTTTTATAATGCAATCAATGGTTCGGAAGACGACGAAGACGACATGGGCGAGGGAAAAATGATGAAAAAAGAAACAGTAAAAGAAGATATAAAAATATCAGCAGACACACCGCAAGAAGCAGGAATGATGATGCAGATTTTAAAATTAGCAGGCGTACAACCAGTTGATGCAAAAATGATTGGCGGAGACGGAAATGATGATGACATGTCACATGACCATGATGGTATGACTCACTCACACCCAGGTGGAGATCAAGAGCATAACCACGATGACGATGCTATGGGCTCAATGCAAATGGCAAAAATGAGAGACATGATGACTGCTCCTGATCAAGAGAAAAAAGATGAGACATTTGCAAATTCAATGGGTGACGAGAAAGAAGAACCAAAATATCAAGACACAGACACATTAGTAAATTTCCATTCAGGTGGCTTAGGTGCTCAAAGAAAGCAGTACAGAAAAGATTACCCAGGAGACAATCCAATGGCTGTGGAAGATACTATTACTGAAGAAGATCTTGCAAACAGTTTGAGAGCTCAATACGAAGGTTTCAAAAAAGCATATCAAGAAGCGGCTAAACCTGATTTCTTAGACATGGACAAAGACGGCAACAAGACAGAACCAATGAAAAAAGCCGTTAAGGACAAAGAAGAGAAAGAAAAGAAGTAATACTTTTCCTAACCACATCACAGCGTTAAATACTACACTATGGCGTATGTATCATTAGATAGCGACCAAATTAAAAAGGCGCACAAGAAACACAAATACACCAAAGAGCAAGTCGAAAAACTTGAGAAGTGTATGCATCCTAAATCTGGACCATTGTTCTTTATGAAAGAATTCATGAAGATACAACATCCTGTAAAAGGTTCGATCCCTTTTGTACCTTATCCATATCAAGAAAGATTAATTGAAAGTTACAACGATCATAGATTTTCTATTGCTATGCTACCCAGACAAACAGGAAAAACAACATGTGCATCTGGATTCCTTATTTGGTATGCCATGTTTAGACCAGATTCACAAATACTAATTGCGGCACACAAATACGCAGGTGCATCAGACATTATGTCAAGGGTGCGTTATGCTTACGAGATGTTGCCCAGTTGGATCAAAGCAGGTGTAACACAGTATAATAGAAATAGTATAGAATTCGACAACGGTTCAAAAATTATGGCAACCACAACAACTGAAAACACAGGACGGGGTATGTCACTTACTTTAATATATTGTGATGAGTTTGCGTTCGTGCAACCACCAGAAAAAGCCAAAGAGTTTTGGACTTCACTATCTCCAACATTGAGTACAGGTGGAAAGTGTATGATCACAAGCACACCTAACTCTGATGAAGATCAATTTGCATTGATATGGAAAGAAGCAAACAAAAGATTTGATGAATATGGCAACGATAAAGTGATTGGCACCAATGGTTTCTATGCAATGAAGGCCCATTGGTCAGAACATCCAGAAAGAGACGAATCATGGGCAGAACAAGAACGTTCAAGAATAGGTGAAGAAAGATTTAGAAGGGAACACGAATGCGAATTCTTGATCTATGACGAGACCTTAATAAGCAGTATTCATCTTGCTGACATGGAAGGCACGGCACCTGTTGAAACAACCGGACAAGTACGTTGGTATAAACGTCCAACTCCTGGTCATACTTACATGGTATCGCTCGATCCTGCTATGGGTACAGGTGGCGACTATGCGGCAATACAGGTTTTTGAACTACCAACGTTTGAGCAAGTGGCAGAGTGGCAACATAACACCACACCAATGAATCACCAAATAAGAATTTTACAACAGATCAATAAGCACATTAATGATGCTATCATGGAAAAAGACTCAAGTGCATCGCCTCAAATATTTTACAGTATGGAAAATAATACAATAGGTGAAGCCGCACTTATGAGAGTAATGGATATTGGTGAAGAAAACATTCCTGGAATGTTTTTGTCAGAACCAATAAGGAAAGGACACAGAAGGAAATTTAGAAGAGGATTTAATACAACTGCAAAATTCAAAATTGATGCTTGTACAAAATTTAAAGAACTTATTGAAAGTGGAAAAATGAAACTTAATTCACAGTTATTAATATCGGAACTTAAAGACTTTGTAGCAAGTGGCATGAGCTACAAGGCCAAAGCAGGACAACACGACGACCTAGTAAGTGCTTGTTTGTTAATGACACGTATGATGAAAGTGTTGGCGGATTTTGATCCAAAAATATTTGAAAAATGGACAGACAGGACATCGGAAATCAAACCAATGCCTGTGTTTGGATCATTTTACGGATAATGCAAAATAAAATTACTTTATGCCTTGGCGACAACTCTTCGGCAGATGCATGGGCACATAAACTTACACAAAAATATTCTGTAGAACAACAAATTGTGTTCCGTGGTGCAGTAACCAATGTTGATCAAAATTTGCAACACGGATGCTACTATACCGGTCCTGTAAATCTACAGACAGCAGATATACTTGAAGTAAGCAAAAGATTCGACAAGATTGTTGTTTTAGATCAAAGTCAAGAGCAATACTCTCATTCGGATATTTTTGTTTCAATGTTTAGATTAGTGGAATTCCTAGAAGAGAAAGGTACAAAAGTAAAAATACTTAATGAAAAAATATTTTCAAACATAAAATATTGGCAAAATTTAATTAAAAAAAATAAAAGTTTTTGTATAATGCCGTGGATTTATCATGGTGGATTAGGTGGCAATCACACCACTTGTAACAACGCCGGCTTTGGCCATACACCATTAACAAAAATGAATGAAATTACTGATTGGCAGAAAGATAAAAATTTTACTGAGGTAAGACAAAAAATGCTAGCCGGAGTAAAGATAGACAGAAACTGTAATGCATGTTACAAAAACGAATTTATTAATGAACTCAGTATGCGACAGAATGATACCATAAAATGGGTAACCGAACTTGGATTGAAATCCACAAAAGATCTAGAAAATATTAAACAACCTTTGTATTATGAAATAAGGCCAAGCAATAAATGTAATATAATGTGCAGAACATGTGAACCAAATTACAGCCACCTTATCGAGAAAGAAGCGGAAAAAATTACAGACAACTATCTAAAAACAATTTATCCTACAAAAACATGGGACGAAATGACAAACTTTCCTAGTGACATAGATCACATACATAGACTCTATGTTGCTGGAGGAGAACCAACAGTGTCTCCAGAACTTTATAATTTTTTACGGAAATGTATTGCAGAAAACAAAACAAATTTTAATTTTAGAATAAACACCAATGCAGTTAAAATTAACGATACACTCATAAAACTTTTCAAACCTTTTAGAAATCTAGGATTTAGTTGTAGTATAGATGGCATTCCAAGAATTAATGATTATATACGTTGGGGAACTGACACAAATACAGCGATAAAAAACATACACAAATTAAATGAAAATCACCAAATTGCATTCATATCTGTGGTAAGCATATACAATATTGCCAGCATAGGAGAACTGTTAAACTTTTTTGACCTGGAATTTCCTAATGCTGTTTTGCAACTACAGAAAGCCGGACATCCACAAGATATACTGAGCCCATTCAATCATGTGGACACCGATAAAGTTTTACGATCGTTAGAACTTGCAAAAACTACAAAATGTTACTGGCATAGTGAAAGAGGCACAAAATCTATGATAGATGCACTGTATCAGCATTATGCAAGTTCACACAAGATAGATAATGATAAGTTAACCAAATTTTTCTATTATAATGATGCTTTAGACAGGTTTAGAAAGTCAAAATTAAGTGATTATATACCAGATCTTGAGGCCTGTAGGAGTTACACTCTGCAAGAACTAAACAATAAATAACACTATGAATCCAAAAAACTCGCTAGATCTATTCAATAAAATCAGGTCACAGTTCACTAACATAAGACTTGGTGATGAGAACGGCGCCGCAACTGCAAGTCCGCAGGATGCTGTATTTTTTGAGTTTGAATTCCAAGAAGATGCAGACACATTTGGGTCAGTAAGCATAAGCCTGGCAGACGGTGAGAACATGAAAGTTTACTACAACAGAGATCTTGTCAACAAAATCGATGAAGACAGCAAGGACGAATGGTACGCTTTCTTGAAAGAACTGAAAGACTTTGCTGTAGAACATCAATTAAGGTTTGATGTACGAGATATCACAAAAAACAACCTCACAAAGCAGGATTATGAAAATCTTGCAGATACGAACAAAACGGTAAATACTGATGAAATGTCAGAAGAACTAACAAGAATCACTAAATTAGCGGGTGTTGAAAAGGCACCAGTTGCAGAAGGACTTACGGGTACTTCTAAAAGTTCATTTGAGAACTTAGACAAAACAAAATTAATAATCAGACACAAAGGCAAAGTTGACGAAACTGTGCCAGGTGCAAGATCAAGACAGATACAGTCACTATACATCGAGAACGAAGATGGTGAAAGATTCAAATATCCACTTACACACCTAGCAGGTGCAAGAGCGATGCAGAGGCACGTTGCAAATGGTGGAAGACCACATGATGAATTTGGCGAACACATTGTAGCAACTTCAGAAGACATAGCAAAACTAAATTCTTTTTCGAGATATGTTACTAACAAAGATCAATTAAATGATAACGCAGGTGACATCATTGAACAAACAAAATTAAAATTAGAAAATTTAAGAGGCTACATGAAAAATCTTTCTAAACAGTCTCACTATGAAAATGCAAGTAAAGATTTCAAAACATCAGAGGAACAAATACTAGATGACGAAACAGTAAACAAATTGAGAGAAAAGTTTACTATGACAAATTTAGACAAGAGGGTAGAAGATGCTTTCCCGTTAATAAACAGAATAATGAGTGAGATCGAAGTTAATGAATTAGATGACACAGAAGGACCAAAAATTAAAGACACACAACCAACTGTGTTAGGTAAAGATGTTGAACCAATTGATGCTGATCCAGAACCACAAGTTGATCATGGTGCAGTTGTACAAAGTTTCCTAACAGATCCTGAAAGAAAACTTATATTAAGAAAAGATGCATCAGCAGACAAGATGTTGTCAGCAACAAAATTTAAAGACAAAAGCACAATGCTTGGTTCGATATTATCAGACATAGCATCAAGAATGTTATCTAAAACCCCCGAAGAAGACAGAGTGGCAAACTTTGCTTCTAGAGTAGCAGATGGCATCGACCAAGAAGGTTCTGCTTCATTCAAGCCTGGACCTGATTACAATAAAAATAAAAAAATAGCAGTGCAACTTGCTAAAAGATATATTGACGATTACAAAAAAATGAAATCTGATCCAGAATATGCTGACCAAGTAAGAATGGATCCTGAAGACTTTAATCCAAAAAAACACCCTAAACTTGATAAAAGAGCAAGAGGTGAAGCACAGGCATTTGAGGACTGGGCAGAGAATACAGCAAACGAATACGCACAACCACAGCATCAGGATAAAGAATTAGAAAAAAAAGATAAAGAAGACGCAATGAAACTTGACGTTACTAAAGCAGACAAAATGATGAATACAACTGCGTACAAAAGAATGCAGGCAGGAGATCCAAAGTATGCTGACAAAACTGAAGGCAATGAATTTGCAAACGCAGTTAGGAAAGCAAAAGCGGCAGGCATGAAAGCAGGCGATAAATTCAAAGTTGGTGATCAGGAATACACGTTGAAAGACGCTATCGAAATGGCAGGATTACAACTTGAAGAATTCTTTTCAGAAGAAGACCTAGCACCAATAGAAGACGCACAACAAGAAGCAGAAGCGATCAACACAGAATTAGACAGAATCAAAACACTGGCTAACTTATCTTAATAAAACACCCATATTACCAATAATAGTAGTAGACATTAGATAAATATCATTGTATATTATGTACTATATGTCTAATATACATTTAGGCAACAAACACAGGCACAATAAAGGAGGCTTACATTATGGCATCATTGGCTGAAATAAGAGCGAAGTTAAAATCTCAAGAAGTGAATC